GATAACGGTGAAGTTGTCATCGAGACTGTCCAAGATGTCTCTGGAATCGTTGAAAGCAATAAACGAGAGTTCAACTCGTACGATGAAAGAACTAGGTGGTCAAATCATCTGTTTGGGAATAAAATCGCAAGTATTCCGCTAACGGTGATCGACCAGTTGAACAAGGATGGAATCATGCGCGGATTCCACATCCTTGACCAAAAGCGTTTCAAGGCGTGGTTGAACGAACGAGACAATCAGGCCTTTAGAACCCGTCCTGGGAGGATTTAATGCCTTTCACCAGTTATAGCGATCTCAAGACATCCGTTGCCAACTACCTGGCACGGACTGACTTGACGGATCAAATTCCAGACTTTATTACGCTTGCAGAGAATCGTCTTCGCAGGGAACTTCGCATTCGTCAGATGCTGAAGATTGCCACTGCATCGACCACTGCAAACGACTCAACTGTTTCTCTGCCAAGCGACTTTCTTGAGTTAAGAGACATCCATCTCAACACAACTCCGATTGAGGCGCTTACTTATTACGCACCAAGCATATTTTTCAGGAATGCACGGGCAACTGACACTGGAAGACCGAAGGCTTACACAATCACAGCTTCCGAGATTCAGTTCGCCCCGATTCCTGACTCTGTAATGACGGTTCAGTTGCTTTACTACGCAGCACCAACCTATCTGTCATCGACTAATGCATCCAATGTGTTCTTGGCGAACTGCCCAGATGCCTTGTTGTATGCATCTCTTGGAGAGGCAGAGCCTTATTTGATGAACGATGAGAGGCTGTCTACTTGGGCAGCACTGTATCAACGTGCAATTGATACTTTGACGGTTTCTGATGACCGTGGCGAGTATTCTGCACAACCATTAGCAATGACGCTGGCAAAGAGGTAAATCATGGCTGAAATGAGCAACTATCTGGAGAATGCGCTTATCAACGCAACTCTGCGGAACACTTCCTACACTTCCCCGACTACTGTCTATCTGGCTCTATATACGACAGATCCGACTGACGCGGACACGGGAACTGAAGTTTCTGGGAATGCTTACGCTCGGCAATCCATCACGTTTGGAGCGCCAAGCAATGGGGTTTCTACTAATTCAGCAGCAATCGAGTTTCCACAGGCCACTGGCTCATGGGGAACGGTTGCCTACGTTGGCATTAGAGACGCCTCTAGTGCTGGAAACCTTTTGTATCACACGCCTTTGGACGCATCGAAGACGATTGCAACGGGTGATGTGTTCCGAGTTGCAATTGGTTCCCTGAGCGTGACGCTGGCCTAATGGCTGATTTGCTCCCACCGTGGACGATAGACTCACTTGACAATCTCAAGGCGAGTCTGGACGATCTCACGCTAACGCTTGATTCTCCGTTATACGACACAAGCGTTACAAGGTGGGATGCTTACGCATCTGTAAGTGTTACAGCAACTGCGACGGCAGATGGAATCAGGGTTCAATTTGGATCAGGATCGGTGGACGCGAATGCTAGCGTTTCTGCTCAAGCCATTAGAGTCCAATTTGGAGCTGGAGACATCCAAGCGGCAGCAACTGTTGTCGCAGAAGCAATCAGAGTCCAATTCGGTACAGGCGTCATTGAGGCCGTTGCCACGTTTGTTGCAGACGCAATACGAGTCCAATACGGACAAGCCGATGTCTCAGGACAAGCAACAGTAACTGCTAACGGAACAAGGGTTCAATTTGGTGCTGGATCAATCACCGCAGATGCCACTGTTTCGTGTTTTGGTGTAATCGTTGCAGGCGGCGTTGCGTCAATCACGGCTGAAGCAACTGTCACAGCAGATGGAATTCGCGTAAGGCTTGCAGATGCCTCAATAACGGCTGATGCGACGGTTTCTTGCCTTGGTGGGTTGGTGGCGAGTGGAGACGCTCAAATAACGGCTCTAGCGCTTGTTTCTTGCCTAGCAAATGCTACGTTCTCAGCATACGCCTCGATAGCGGCAAACGCAGATGTGAGCTGCATCGGATTCAAGCAGGGTCAGGAGTGGACGCCTTTGACTCCAGAAGTGAATACTTGGACAGATTCAAGTGCTGGATCAACGTCTTGGACTGATGTTCCTGAAGACGAAACGACATGGACAGACATTACTCCGGGATCTAATTCCTGGACAACTCAAAGTGCAGGATCGACAACATGGAGCAACGTATAACTTTTGGTGAGTGGTTGCCAGATCAGCCTGGAATGGCTGGAGCCTTGCAAGCTGCTTACAACGTCTATCCGCAACAGGTTGGATATGGTCCCATTCCGTCTTTAAGTGATTACTCTAATGCGGCATCAGAAAACCTTATCTCAATTACATCAGGAAAGTTCTCTGGAAGTTCTTATCTTTTCGCTGGTGGTGCTTCTAAGCTCTTTAAGTATGACTCTGCAACCAGGAATCTAAGCAACGTCTCAAAAGCTGGTGGATATTCTGGCTTGACCTGGAACTGGGCACAGTTCGGCAAAGTGTTGCTTGCAGCCAATGGTGCAGAGAAGATCCAAGCATGGACTCTTGGGACATCGACTGCTTTTGCTGATGTAGCGGCTGCGGCTCCTATTGCTAAGTTCGTTGCGGTTGTCCGTGACTTTGTTGTTGCGGCGCACATTGCGAGTTATCCAAACAGAGTGCAATGGTCAGACATCAACGATGAGACGGATTGGACTTCTGGTCCAGCAAGCCAATCGGATTATCAAGACCTTCCTGACGGTGGCGACATTCAGGGAATTACTGGTGGCGAGTTCGGAATAATCCTGCTTGAAAGAGCAATTGTCCGAATGTCCTATATCGGAAGCCCGCTGTTTTTCCAGTTTGATGCAATCTCTCCGGTGATTGGATGCTATGAGGCAGGAAGCATTGCTCAGTATGGAAATCTGACATTCTTCTTGTCAGATGACGGGTTCTATGTCTGTGATGGACAGTCTGTTAAGCCAATCGGAGCAGAAAAGGTAGACCGCTGGTTCTGGAATGACCTTTCTCCGACTGCCGTATCAGCAATTTCTGCTGCTATTGATCCGGTTAAGAAGGTCGTTCTTTGGTGCTATCCAAACACAAGTGCAGGATATTCCCTACTTATCTATAACTGGCAGTTGGCACGATGGTCTTATGGATCGACAGAAGCCAACTATGTGGCGAGTACTGCAACGGCTGCTGTGACGCTGGAGGGCCTGGATAATTATTCGGCCTCAATTGACGCTCTGACGGTATCTCTGGATGCTAGACAGTGGCTTGGTGGTCGATTGGTGTTTGCTGGCATTGAAGGAAACAAGATCGTTACCTTTGAGGGCACTGCAACAGACGCGAAGATAGAGACGGGAGATTTGGCCTCTGGACTTGCGTCTATTGTTAAGCTCGCAAGGCCTCAAGTGGACAATGGGTCTGCATCTGTTTCTGTTGCCAGCAGAGAGATGCTGGATGATCCAATAACATTCTCTACTGCTGTTGCAGCATCCAGCGAAAACAGAGTTCCATTGAGATCGTCTGGAAAATACCACAGAATTAGGGTAATCCCTAGTGGCAACTGGACTGCCATTGCTGGGGTTGATATTGATATGACTCCGAGGGGCAAGCGATGATGTTTCGTGGGTTGCCTCCGTTTGGGGCGGATCCTCGGGTTGTCTCTGAGGTTGTAAACAATCTGTTGCGAGGCAAGTCCAACAACACTGGGCGCATTACTCTGAACACGGGTAATGCAACGACAACGACCATTTATGACCCAAATATAAGCCCTGATTCGCTTATCTTGCTGGCTCCAATGTCCTCTGCGGCATTCACGGATGCCACTCCATATGGGGCTTTTCAGGACTCCACAGACCAAACTGCTGCGTCAACAACCACGGCCTATGCTGTAACGCTTAACACCACGGATTATTCGCATGGTGTATCGGTTGCCAGCAATTCAAGGATTACGGTTGCCTCTTATGGCATCTATAACGTCCAGTTCAGCATTCAAGTCACCAATGAAGATACGCAGATCCATGACATTGACTTTTGGTTTAGAAAGAACGGAACTGACATTGCGAACTCAAACAGCCAATACTCGGTTCCAAATAAGCATGGCGGCATAAACGGGCATCTGATTGCTGCACTTAACTTCTGGGCTGAACTTAACGCAAACGACTACATCGAGATCATGTGGTCAACTCAGTCAACTCAAGTTTTTATTGAGCAAATTGGCACTCAGACAAGTCCTACAAGACCAGCAACCCCGTCTGCAATCGTGACGGTTAACTATGTATCAAGCAACGGAACTAACGCGGCTGGGGATTACGGTGTTTATGTCAGCTCTCAGGACTACGGAAGTGCTGTCTTAACTCACTTTGCCAATAGCACAGCAAACAAGACTTATGGTTATGCGGTAATTGGATGAAAGTCTCTTTCATTGAACCAAATAATCTGAGACAATGGTGGGGATTCGTCAGACCTGGCCTTCTAAAGATCCTTCAGAAGAGTCCAGAGCCTTGGATACCAGAGGACGTTTATACGGACTGTTTTTCTGGAAGATCAATGCTCTGGATAGCCCAGGTTGATGCAAGGCCAGTCGGGTTTGCTGTGTTGCAGCCCCAAGGAACTGCACTTCATGTGTGGTGTGTCCATCTAGAAAATGGGCATCTAGAAACTGGCTGGCAACACCTACTTGAGATAGCCCGTAATGGAGGAGCCGAAAGACTCACATTTGAGTCTTGGCGTCCAGGATGGGACAAGCAAGCTCGAAAACTAGGATTCAAGCCCAGGAAATGGGCTATGGAGGTTATATGAGTGGTGGTGGTGGATCAACAGTTACCAGGACGGAACTAGACCCAAACGTAGTTCCCTACGTCCAATATGGCTTGTCTGAGGCAAAGAACCTGTATCAACAGCCTTTGTCTGGATACTATCCTGGACAGACCTACATCGGACCATCTGCTCAAACTCAGGCCGCACTGCAAGCAACACAAGCACGCGCATTGGGTGGATCTCCTTTGACAAGCGCTGCTCAACAGCAAGCATTCCAAACGGTGCAGGGCAACTACCTTGCTGGCAACCCGTTCTTTGAGGGTGCATATCAACCGGCTGCTAGGGCTGCACAAACATCGTTCTATGACGCGATGCAGCAGATTGGTTCTCAAGCATCAAGGGCGGGTCGATATGGATCTGGCGCGATGGGTCAACTGCAAGATCGAGCATCTGGTCAACTGGCACAAACTTTGGCAGATACAGCTGGAAAACTGGCTTATGAAAACTATGCCCAAGAACGAGCCAGACAACAAGCAATGATTGGTGCGGCTCCAAGTCTTGCAGAGGCTGATTACAGTGACATCAACCGTTTGTTGGCAGCAGGGCAAGGTGCCGAACAATATCAGCAAGCTGCTATGGAAGCAGATATTGCTAAGTACAACTATCTGCAAAACCAACCACAAGCACGACTCCAGCAATATCTGTCGGCTGCTTATGGCTCACCGATGGGTGGACAAACCATATCTCCTACATATCGCAATCCTTTGGCGGGTGCATTGGGTGGTGCAGCACTTGGTCAAGCAACGGGTCAAAGCCCTGCACTGGGCGCTGTACTTGGTGGGTTGCTGGGATGAGCGGCGTATTATCATTATTTGCAGCTGAAGCGATACCAGCTATTGCTGGGGCCACAGAAGCGGCTACTGGTACTCAGGCTGCGTTGTCTGCAATG